TTTGTTAAAGGTATTTGGATTACAGCCAAGTCTATACCTGGGAGAGCGTTTTATTTCGAAACTTACCTTCCCGATTATGGTGCTTTGTATGATAAGCTACCTATTAGTGCATTCGTTTCTAACCCAGTTGTCCCGACTCCAGATATGGATCTTTACAACCTTCAGTTTTGGAATTGCATGGATTATGGCGTGGTTGCTATTTCTAAGAACTTTATAGCGTCCATGGACTTTGAAGTATATACCAGAGACCACGGAACATTGACGGGTCAATATGTGGCAACATTAGATAATTATCATGCAGATCCAGATGTCATTGATTATTCAACCAGTGAAAAACCAGCAGAACATAAATCACACAATATCATAGAACTTAGTAACGGACAGTTTTGTTTATATCCAAACAATAGAATGCGTGTCTATGATAATTCTTTAACTCCAGAGGAGCCATTGCAGCCAGACTTTAAAGTCAGTACAATAGAATACCAGGTCGAAAACGGACAGAAGTTTAGACTTGGAGATACTGATGAATATTTCTGGAAGACCAAAAAAGAATGATTGAATTTCTGTTAGTGTTTATGATAGATTCACAAATCGTAAATCAGACACAACGATTTAAAAGCGTAGACAGATGTCTGTACTTTGCACAAAAATTAACAGATCAACCAAGGATTCCACAAGAAGATGAACCTTCAAAAAAAATCACAGCGTATTGTAAGCCCGTGCCGAAACGTATGTAAGATAGAAAATTATAGTTGCATTGGTTGTTTTAGAACATTAAGTGAAATATCTACTTGGTCAACGCTAACAAACGAAAAACGCATCAAAATTATGGAATCTTTGAAAAAACGAGGCTCTCAGATCGCCACACAGAGGTGAAACAATACCTCCGTGTGTGATCTTACGTTACGTTATGCACCTCTATTGTACGGCTATCTATGATTGTTTTCAAGCTTTTTAGCTAATTTGACCCCAATTATCGCCTAATTCAACATCTACATCGAAAGGAACTCTTACATCGGGGACACAAGTGGTCATTATCTCTTTTATTTTGTCTACTTGCTCTTCATTTTCGATATTAAAACAGAGTTCATCGTGAACTGTTAACATCGGGCATAAACCTGCTGCATAACAATCGACCATTGCCTTTTTAGTTTGATCTGCACTTGATCCTTGAATCAATCTATTGAGCGCCTTGTATGTATATGCTCTCTGAACATTCTGATATTCTTTTACTGCATCTTTTATAGGTAAAGGTCTTTTAGAACTAAATCCTTTTGGCTCATATAATTCAAAGCGACATTTTCTTCCTAATTGAGTTCGTATGATTCCATGATTAGATGCATAGTTTGATACCCTCATCGCTAGTTCTTTTACAAAAGGAACTTTTTTGTGATAATTGTTTAAAAGAGATACTGCTTCGTCATCTGTAATAGCTAAAGTGTCTGCTAATTTTTTACGGCCCATGCCATACATAATTCCAAGATTTACAGTTTTAGCTTCTTTTCTACTTATGTTTGCCATGTCTGCAACCATTTGATGAAAGTCTGCCTCTCCTTCATGATACTTTACAATAACTTCATCAATCAAAGGATGAACAAAACCCTCTGATAAAGGTTTGGCACAATAATGAACTAACCATCTTGGCTCTTGTGAAGCATAATCAAAAGAACCCCATTTACATCCATCCTCTGGAATAAACAATCCTCTAATAGCCTTCTTGATTTCTAGATCTCTAGATGGTATTTGTTGTAAATTAGGATTACTAGAACTAAAACGACCAGTTACAGTTCCACCATCGTCAGTACGGAGAGGATGAAAGTCACAATGTATACGACCATTATGAGCATGATTAAGAATAGTTTCAACAAAAGTGGTGTTCGCTTTATTAAGTTCTCTAATCTTTACAATTTTTTTAGCAACGGGATGAGAATGATGAGAAAGAAATTGTTTTGTGAAAGAGGGAGACCCAATCTTTTCTGTGCGAAAATACTCAAGTCCAAAAAAATCAAAGACCTTTGCTATCGATGTGCTGACCCAAGGTTCAACCGCAACACCAGTCTCTTTGAGTATCTCATTAAGTAACTTCTTTTCTTGAAGAGCCATTTGTTTTTTGACTTTTTCTGCTTGATCTAGATCAACTCGTACTCCTTTTGTTTTCATATCTAGGATAACGGGTAGTAAAGATGTTTCTAATTCAAATATACTTGTACATTCTTCTTTATCTAAAAGAGTTACAAAGTGATCATATAATTTTAAAGTAACAGCAGCGTCTTGTTCTGCATATGCTCCCACATATTTAGCAGGTAGTTTATACATCTCTGATTTTGGATCCACACCAAACTCACTTGCAGCATGTCTCAAAGTTTTTTCATTTTTAAACTCTTTTAAATAATCAATAGCGAGACTATTTAAATTATAGAATCTTCTGTTTTCATCTATCAATGGAGCCATGATCATTGTATCTAATATGGGACCTTTGACTTCTATTCCCTCTGCCCTTAACCATCCAACGTCATACATAGAGTTATGAAATATTTTTGGTATGTGTGGTGTATCCATTTGTTTTCTAAACCAGTTGAACACCAACTTTGAATCTATATTACCTTGAGCGTGTCGTATAGGATAATAACCTTGAAAATCACCTGCAGCGACTGCTATACCAATTATGTATCCGTCTTTTCTACACCATCCAGGTCCTAACTTTATAAGGTTAGGGTCTCTAGTTTCTAAATCCACAGATATTCTAGATGCTTTAGTTAAATCTGGAAAGTCACTTGGAGGAGACCAATCAAAGTCTATGTTACCCCAAGATAAATCTTTTATGTCTTGATCAATAAAATGATACTGCTTACTTGTCATTAATTATTTCGCCTCCAAGAGCAGCATAACCTATAATATCTATCCAAGAATCATCTTTGTTTATATCCTCTGCTAGTCTAGCAGTTTTAACACCTACCATACAAGCTACAACTTCCTCTGGTGTAATTGGCTCTTTTAATTTTTTATCCAAAAGAATAGTCCATATATCTGCTATCCTCTGATGATTCTTTTTTACTGGTCCATAATCTTTTGCTCTGGGACCTTTAATTAATTTTTGAGCTTCTGCTAAAAAATAGTCTCTGTCTTTTTTCATAATTCATATCCATTCTTATCTTTAGGTTCAACGATGTGAAGAGTTTTACGAGCACGAGTTGCTCCTACATAAAACACTCTATGTTCACTATCCTCTTTTTGTTTGTTTTGCATTCTTTTTTCCCTTATTAACTTAGGAGAGTCAAGAATTAATGCAACATTGTCTGCCTCTCCTCCTTTTGACTTATGTATAGTCGATAATCTTATTCTAGGTTTCTTTGTTAATATAAATTCTCCTCTTCTTCTTGCCGATGTAATATATATTCGTTGACTATCTGTGACATTCAAGACTTCATACCATTGTTTTTCTTTATCTAAGTTCAATACTGAACCTATTTCGCTGTTTAATAAGTCGTCCAAAGTGTATGTATTCTCTGGATCTAATTGTTCTATCTTCCTTTTGCCACCATACGCAATGTATCCTTTTCTTGTTTTCTTTGAGAAGTCTACCCACTCTTTTACTGTTAAGCTTTGACCTTTGCATATTTTTATCCACCCCTCTATACTTTTTATTATTCCTTCAGATACAGACCAACCTTGACCCTCTCTCCAAAAAATATATCCCTCCTTTTGTAGTTGTGTAGAAACTTCTGAAAGTATGTGATTTGTTCTTGCTAAGATATACCATTCCCCTTTGTTGAAATTGATATCCATAACATCATGGTAATAAGAAACTAGACCAGAGTCCTCTCTAGGTCTCCACCTTTTGTCTTTTCTTACACCAACTTTTTTTATTATAGATTCTGCAACTCTATGTATTTTAGAAGGAACTCTAAATGATTTATCAAGAACAATTGTCTTGTTTGCAGATTCTAAAAAATTATGCACATTTGCACCCGCCCAATCAAAGATACATTGATCATCGTCCCCAGCATAATATGCTTTTTTAGCATTCGGTAACAAACATTCCTTGACCATTCTCCATTGTATTGGAACTAAGTCTTGTGCCTCATCTATGATCAATAAATCTAAATCAGGTCCAGTTCCTTGTTTTAAAAACCTTAATAACATGTCTGTAAAATCTATTTTATTTTTACTAGCCTTGTAAGATTCGTACCCATGTTTAAAAACAGACATGTATGCTCGTTCTAAATTATTATCTCCAAACTCATCAAATTGTTCCATGTAATCTATTTGTTTAACTTTAGACATGGCTAATATATTAAAATATTTATCTCCGTCACTCGCTCCAGGTGAGAACAAATCTCCTTCTTCTATGTTTATTTTTTCTTCTTTTTGAAATAAAACTCCTAATTTTTTGCCAATAAACCTCATGTCTGCTGCCTTCATTACATCTTCTGATTTCATTCCCGTCCAACGAAAAGCAAGAGAATGTAATGTTCTAAAGTGAGGAAATCTTTTTGGTTCTAAATTAAACCTTAAACAAGCTCTATCGATAGCTTCTTGAGCCGCTTTTCTTGTAAAAGATAAAAAGGCTATTCTCTCTGGCATAACACCATCAGCAATAGCCTCTTCCATAATATCTAAAAGTGTTGTTGTTTTTCCCGTGCCTGGTGGCCCGAATATAGCAGTTTCTTTCATTCTATTTCCCATCTAAATTTCATTTGCCCATAAACTGGTTGCCATTTTCTATCCCTATTTTTTCTTGCCCAACCTTTACTTGGTTTAGTTTCTCCCTTAATTTTCCATCCAGCGCCCTTTAAACTAGATCCAGGTTCTGATTGTAAAGTGTAAGTAATCATTCTTAAGCCTCCCATTTGTTGCCATACTCTCCAACAACGACCATATAAAAAGGAACATGTATTTTTTGGACTATCCTCTTTTGTACAAACCCTCAATACTTCCATAGTAAAACCATCATTTAACAATCTAGCGACTGGATTTCCTATGATAGCTACTCCAACTAACTTACCACTTTTACCAGCACCTAGTGCAAATCTACAATTTATTACAGGATCGTTGTGTCTATGAAAATTAAGAACAAATTCATTAGCCTCTTTTATACTAACAGGAATTGCATGTATCTTATCTGTCTCTACCATTGGTTCTTCCCGTGCGTTTACCATGTGTGCATACTCCTTTCGCAAATATTCTCACTGCCTCTGGACGTATCTTCCAGAACTCCTCTACAACATAATCTTCTATTAATTTTTTTTCTTTAATACATTGCTTTCTATTTTCAAACACAATGCCAGGGTTATAAAAGTTACAAATAGACTCTCCACCCTTGTGTCTTGCCTCTTCTACTAAAACGATACAAAAAGATACAATCACTTCTATCAAAACGGAACCTCCTCTTCAAACTCTACCTTTGGTATTTCAACTTCTTCTTTGACTTCTGGAACCCACCAAACACGAACCGACTTCCATTTACCATCTGTTGTTTTAAATGCTTTAGCCTCGCTACATTTTTCGCCATTATTTATTTCTTTAATTCTTTCTTGTATTTGACCTTTTGAATAATGTGTAAATCCTTTTTGTCTTAA